TTAATAATTCATACCTGCACCTCGGTATATTCAATGGTCGTGATCTGGTGGGTGTTATGCAGTGGGGCTATGCAATGAATCCGGCCAGCGGCTGTAAGGTCGTTCATGACACCGGCAATAAAGAGTACATGGAGCTTAACCGGCTGTGGGTACATGACTGTATGCCAAAAAATACAGAGTCTCGCTCAATCAGCTATGCGCTAAACACGATCAAGTTACTTTATCCCGCCGTGCAGTGGGTGCAGACATTCGCTGATGAGCGGTGCGGTCGATTTGGCGTTGTGTATCAGGCTAGCAATTTTGATTACATCGGTAGCCATCAAAGCACGTTCTATGAATTGGACGGCGAGTGGTATCATAAAATAGCACTCACATCTAATCAGAAAAAAGGCGGTGTACGTGGTTTGCATTTGCAGGCTAATAAACATCGCGCCAAGGCGCACAAATTCACGCAGTTCAGATATATCAAGTTTCTGAATAAGCGGGCCAAGAAGCGGCTCAACACAAAATTATTTAAAGTCCAGGCATACCCGAAGCCAGAAAAAACAACCCCGGTATAAGCCGGGGTTTGAGTCATGCGCGTTGTAACTCTTTTCTTGTTGCTGCCGCGATAAAGCCGCTACGACTTGCGTAATCTGGATTTTGCTTAACCGCGTTGTCGATTTGATGCAATAAACGATGTGGTAGGGTAACGTTAATTCGTTCCGCTCGTCCGTCGAACTTATCCATATCAACTTTCACTAACGCCCATTGGCCGTCCATATATTCAGTCACATTATTAACAATGTGTTCCTGCATGGTTTTTGCTTTTGGTATTTCCAGCCCATCTTCTGCTAGTGCTTCGAAATGAGCATCAATAGCGCTTTGTGCATCGGCATACGCTTCATCAATCGTATCACCAGCAAAAATACAGCCTGGCACATCGGGAAACCAACCGCTCGCAGTGCCGTCTTTATCGATTTCGATAAACGCAGGGTAATTCATAAACTATCTCCGAATAAGAGGGCACCCTTTCGAGTGCTTCTCCGATTATTTTAGTTTCGCATCCTTCATTATCTGCCTAAGTGTTCCGGTTTTAATGTCTTTGCGTGGATGAGGAACAGTAACAACTATTGCAAAATCCGGGTGTTTGAACTGGTGGTGACTGCCTTTAACTCGCTCAAGTATCCATCCGTTTGCTTCTAGTTTCTTTATCAGCTCCGAGCTTTTCAAGTTACCTCCGTGTCGCCAACTGATATACACACTATACACACGAAGTTTTGGTGCTGCAAGCATTTAATACTTATAATACACACTAAAAATAATCATAGGGCTGCGCATTTGCGCGGCCTTTTTATTTCCCAATGACTACGCACCTAACCGGGATACCGGAGGGCGGGACTATGAAAATGATTCCAGAAAAAATTGCATCAGGTTTGTCCTACTGCACATCTGGTGCACTAATTTGTGCAGGTAGCTTTAGCGACTGGCTTCGGCATCTTGACTGGAACCAGATTGCCATCGTCGGCGGCTTCCTGATTGGTATAGCGACGTACATCACTGGCGCTTATTTTGATTGGCGCAGAACTCGAGCTTACGAACGTGGATTAGAGGCCGGAATTATCAGCCAGCCACCTGAAAAGCGTGGCTTGTTCAAGGCTAAAGGTGACGAGTAATGGCTACTTCAGCGGGCATGAAAAGCAAGCTCAGCAAGGCTGTTATCGCTCTGATCATCTCTGGTGCAAGCGCTGGGGCAATACTTAGCCAGTTTCTGGATGAAAAAGAGGGTAATCGGCTGGTGGCCTACGCAGACGGTAGGGGGATCTGGACAATTTGCCGTGGTGCTACTCGCGTTGATGGTAAGCCAGTAACGCAGGGAATGAGCCTTACTGCGCAAAAATGCGATCATGTGAACCAGATTGAGCAGGATGCCGCGATTGCGTGGGTAAAGAAGAATGTCCACGTGCCGCTGACAGCGCCGCAAATTGCCGGGATCGCTTCTTTCTGCCCTTATAACATTGGCCCCGGTAAATGCTTCACTTCCACGTTCTACCGCAAGCTTAATGCTGGCGACCGGCGCGGAGCCTGTGCAGAGATAAAGCGCTGGTCGCGTGATGGTGGCAAAGACTGCAATGTCCGCGCAAATAATTGTTTCGGCCAGGTGTTACGCCGCGACCAAGAGAGTGAGCTAACGTGCTGGGGGCTTGATGATTAACAAAGCGGCAGTGATAGCCACGTTGATTATCTTTTTGCTGATTGGCCTGCTGCTGGCGCTGGCGTTCCATTTTTATGGCGTTTCTGTAGAGGCGAAAGGCAAGGTTAGCCAACTGCAAAGTGATAACGCCTTACAGGCTCAAGTGGTGGCCACGCAGGTGTTTAATTTCCAGCGCTCAAATCAGATAACCAGCGCCGCACAGCAATACGCCGTGCAGATAACTGGAAAGAGTCAGGAGCGTGAAATTGAATATCGAACGATTCTCAAGAGCGAGCCGACTTGTGCTCTGCCTATCCCTGCTGGCATTGCTAACAGCCTGTACGACTACGCGAACCGTTTACGTTCCAGCGCAATGTACGCCGATTCCAGCCAGCCTGTTAAAGCCGCTGTTAGTGCCACTACCTCCCGCAGAATAACTTACTGTCAGGCGGTTTTGTGGATTGACCCGCTGTTTACCCTGATAGACCAAGGTAATAACCAGTTAGCAGCCATCAAGCAAATCGAAGAGGCCAGACAGAAATGATTAAGCGATTTATCACCTGGCTAAAAGGCATCTATTTCAAACCGGCAGCCGCCGAAAAACAAACATCAGGAGTAACAGAAATGTCAGAACAATCAGTAATCGAACAGCAGCCTGCAATCATTATCGGAGCTGATAGCGAAATCGGCTCAGTACCTGTATCAATTCCACAACCGGCAATTACTCCGCTTGAAGCCGAGAAAGCCAAGTTTGCTCGATTTGTAGAATTCGTTGAGCACGGCTTAGAGGTGCTTGGTAAAGACGCAGAAGCCGATTTAGTGGCGCTTAAAGAAAAGTATCTGTAGTCGATAGATCATCACAAGAGCCATCAAGCGTGGCTCTGATAATGATTTATTCCACAGTCTCGCTATCGCATTAAACGGAGAATTGTTCTGTATGGCATCAATAAAACACTCCGTTAATGATGATGGGAAGTCTAAATATTACGTTCACTGGCGGGATGAAAAGACGGGACATGGCAGGCGCCGTATTCTCAAGAATATTGATGATGCTGTGTATTTTTTCTGGCAAAAACAGAATATTGAGTTGGATTGTCGAACGGCAAACTGGAACGGTATTGATAGTTCATGGAATTTCAAAAAACTATTGATGTTTTTTCTTGGTTATCAGTTCAATAAAGTTGAGAGAAATCAGATTCGGCTATCTAGCTATAAAAAATGCCGTCAGGACATTTTGGCAATAGAAGGCGGCATTCTGGGAAGAAATATTCTAAACATTAATCATCATGATATTTCTGAATCCGTACGCTCCGGTTGTCATCGCTGGGTCCGCTCTGCATTTTTTCTTTTGTTGGAAAAACAGCTTATCAACTTTAATCCGGTTAAGAAGGACGTGAAGCGAAAACGCAAACCTATCAGTATTCCATCTAAAGTTACAGTTAGGCGGCTACTGGATACAGCCCCACTTCGTGAACGTATCGCGTGCTGGTTGGGTATCTGTGGTTTGCGAATTGGCGAAGTGCTTGCAGTTACGTACTCAGATGTCTCTGTTGACTGGATACACATCCGACGACATGTTGTAGATGGTGTCATTTATGATGGGCTGAAACGAGGTGTTGAACGTCGGGTCAGAATGCCTCGTGAACTTTTTGATTTGTTGGATAAATCCCGTATTGGAACGGCATATCCTGTGGTATCCAATCATTTTACCGGTGGACCGTTATCGATCTGTTATGGAACTCAGGGAGTATTGCATAAATCACTACAGGCTTTCGATATCAGATGTTTTCATCACCTCCGGCATTTTGCCGTTTCTCGCCTAGCCGAGAAAGGTGTGGATATTATGAAGATTTCCCGCCTGATCGGTCATTCGAGCATCAGGATAACCATTGATGTTTACGGGCACCTTTTTAACGAGGCTGTGGATATGGATCTGGACTAAGTTATCCACATCATGGAAATGGTATAGTGATCCACTATGTCCCCATTCTATGCGGCCTGTGAGCATTAAATCGCAGTTTTGCCAAAAAAAACGATATGTCGCATTTTTACCCCCTCTGATATGTCGCACTTAGCACTAGAGGTGGCGCGGCCTGCAAGCCCAAAAATACCTCGTGATATGTCGCACCCCGATCGGAAAAATTGAGTTTTGAACAAAAAATAAACACATTGATTTAGGTGGGCGTATGGCTCCTAAAAAAAGCTTCAAAAAAGCCTACGTCAGTATCGTTATGGATATGGCATTAGCTCGCAGCAAAATCAGCAACAGGATGGTCGCTCAACGCTTAGGTGTGGATGAAATAACGATCCGACGCTGGCGGAAAGATAATGTTGATTTAGAGAGGGCATTCACTGAGGCTCGCGAAACTCTCAGAGAGAAGATTAACAGTGTGGCCGGTAAGAGCCTGGACGTTCGTAAACGTAAGGTTATCACTACATCGCCGGACGGTGTGAAAACCACAATTGAAGATGTACTACCGACGTATAACGATATTGCTGTTTTCTCAAAATCACTTGGTCTTGGTGCCAGCGTTTATAGTGAGGAAGAGCGCAGACGTGATGTGCTTCGCGACGTGATGAAGCATAAGGTTGAGGGGATATACTCTGCTTTAGAGGCGGCGCAATTGCTTGAAGCCGATGGGATCAAGGTTCCACACACGCTTATGCTCGAGATTGAGGCACAACAATCCCGTGGTGCTGGGGATGGTGATAAGCCAATAGTAGTTATTAATTTGGTGAATTCGCCAGATTCTGATTAATGGTTAAAATTGAGAAAACGGGCATTTCAGTCTGATTTTTCGCTATGCATTTTTCACTCCCATTTATGCATATTTTATTCACGTAATTTGTCCCACCTTCTCTGACTTTATTTATGAAAATAATCATTTGAACCATATTTCATGATGAGTGCTGTTTCGGCGGTGCGCGTAAGGCTCATTATGTTAAATTTAGCCTTTTTTTATAAATTTTTCGGGAATTGCAGGCGTTGCTTATGTGCTCATTTATGAGGTGTTAATTTAATGGCGACTGAGCACACAATCGAATTTCTACCGTTCCATGACGGGCAGAAGAAAATATATCGCTCACCGGCGAAGCGGAAAGTGATCCGCGCCGGTCGACGCTTTGGCAAAACTACCATGTTAGAGCAGGCTGGGGGGAACTGGGCGGCAAAACAGATGCGCGTGGGCTGGTTTGCGCCGTCCTATAAAATTCTGCTGCCGTCATTTAAAGCCATTCGGGATTTGCTTAAGCCGATCACCACCAGTTCCAGCAAAACGGATTCGATAATCGAAACGATCGGCGGGGGCCAGGTTGAATTCTGGACTCTGGACAACCCAGACGCTGGCCGCTCCCGTAAATATCACAAAGTCATCATCGACGAAGGCAGCCTGGTTAAAAAGGGCATGCGTGATATCTGGGAACAGGCGATCGAGCCGACGCTGTTGGACTTCGACGGCGATGCGGTTATGGCCGGCACGCCGAAAGGTGTGGACGATGAGAACTTTTTCTACCAGGCCTGTAACGATAAATCGATGGGCTGGGAAGAGCATCACGCGCCGACAGCAGCGAACCCGACTATTAACCCTGCTGCGCTGGCGAGGATTGTTGACGGCCGACCGCCGATGGTGGTCCAGCAGGAATACATGGCCGATTTCGTGGACTGGCGCGGGCAAAACTTCTTCAAAATTGACTGGCTGCTTGAGAATGGCGCACCTGTCGATTATCCGGCAAGTTGCGATACCGTTTATGGGGTTGTCGATTGCGCCCAGAAAGGCAAGCTGCAAAACGATGGTTCTGCCTGTATCTGGTTCGCATTAATCAATTATCCAACTCCCTGCCTGGTTATTCTTGACTGGGACATTATTCAGATTGACGGATATTTCCTCAAAGATGTAGTGCCACAGTGGATTGGTAAGGCCAAACACCTTAGTGAGATTTGCCTAGCCCGTATGGGTACCACTGGCCTGTTTATCGAAGACAAAGCAACGGGCATTACATTATTACAGCAGGGTGCTAATGAGGGGTGGAATGTACACCCTATTGATGGCGAACTGACTGCACTGCCTAAAGAGTCACGCGCGATTAACATTTCGGGTTACGTTGCCTCTGGCAAAGTGCGAATTTCAAAATATGCCTATGACAAGATCAGCGAGTACAAGCAATCGAAGAAAAACCACCTTCTGACGCAGGTACTCCAGTTCATTATTGGCGAAGAGAACCAGGATGATGACCTGTTTGACTGTTTCAACTATGGGGTTGCTCTTGGGCTTGGTAACGGCGACGGCTTCTGACGAGAGAAACAATGAACGAAGATGATTTCGAAATCGGTAGCTGTTCCCATTCTGAGCTGATGGCGTTGCTGGATAGCGACGATATTCAGCCTGGATCGGCGGCCAGCTATCAAACCTGCAAAACGGTCTACCTTTACCACCCGCTGGGGGGAAAGATGGTGGATCGCCCGATCAAAATGGCGATGAATGAGCCGCGAACTATTCACGTTGCACAGTCGTTTGGGCTAGAACAGCGTCTTCGTGATGCTTTCGAGCGGGAATGGAAAGCGTTAGGCGCCAACCAGCATATTGCCAACGCTGCGCGTATCGCACGAATTTACGGTGTGTCTGCGGCGGCTATGCTGGTGGATAATCAGGAGCCGAGCCAGTCACTGGATTACCGTACACTCTATAAACACAATATTAGCTTTAACATTCTGGACCCGCTCAACACGGCGGGCAGTATCGTTTTAAATCAGGATCCTAATGCGCAGGACTTCCAGAAAGTTGATGGCATTCGGGTAGCTGGTAAGCCGTACCACAAATCGCGCTGTGTTGTCGTTCAGAACGAAGACCCCATTTATTTGGCCTATAACGCTGCCGCGTTTGGTTTTAGCGGACGCAGCGTTTACCAGCGAGCATTATTCCCGCTTAAATCATTCATACAGACCATGCGCACTGACGATATGGTTTCGGTGAAAGGCGGCCTGTTGGTAACGAAAATTCAGGGACCCAGCTCGGTAGTCAACAACATGATGCAGAAGCTGAGCGGCATTAAGCGCATGATGCTTAAGCGAGGGAAAACGGGTGAAGTTCTACAAATCGGTGACAAAGACAGCATCGAGTCCATTGATTTGCAGAACCTTGAAAAACCTCTCGATTCTGCGCGAACCCATATTCTTGAAAATATCGCCGCCGCTGCTGATATGCCCGCGATCATCCTTAACTCTGAGACTTTTGCCCAGGGATTCGGTGAGGGTACGGAGGATGCGCGCTCGGTGGCGGTGTATATCGATAATATTCGTGAATGGCTGGATCCGCTGTATGCTTTCTTCATTCGTGTATGCCAGTACCGGGCGTGGAGTATTGAGTTTTTCCAGTCGCTGCGCGCCGATTTCCCAGAGCTGAAAAACACCTACAGCCTGTATTTCTCGACGTGGATAAACAACTTTGAATACCGCTGGCCGTCCTCTCTTAAAGAGCCGGAAAGCGAAAAAGTTAAGGTTGATGAAACGCGCTTTAAAGCGATCATAGGCATGGGGCAGGTACTGCTTGCCCAGTTTACTGACGATCCAGAAAACAGGGCCGCACTGATTGAGTGGATGTGCGAAAACGCCAATGCCAATGAAAATCTTTTCCCGCAGCGGCTGGATCTGGACTGGGATGAATTGCTAAACAACCCACCATCCCAGCCGAAGCCAGAACCCTCTGCCGGAGGTATGTCTCTATGAGGACCTTCACCAGAACGGTGCGGGAGGCGGTTAAGTTCTTTCTGCGTAACGGCTACACATCGCGTGAAGAGCTGGAGCGCTGGCAAAGCATTATCCGGCAGGCCGCCGAAGGCGAAACGGCTAATGACTACGTAAGCATGGTATCCAGAAATCTGACGCACGCTTATGACCTGCAGATTGGCCGGGCTGCCGCGTTGAAACGTCACCCTGGCATTTCCCGGTTCACCATCAACTACCTTGAGCCAAAGCTGCGCACAGAACTCGACAGGCGAATACTGGCCAGCGTAGATCTGATAAAGCTCAACCGGGAAAAGGCGGTCGATACGACGCTATCGCGCTTTAGTGGCTGGGCTAGCAGTATTCCTTCCGCTGATTCGATAGCGCTGAAAGGCATACAGGGAAAAATGCGGGAGACTGCAACGCACATTCAGAAGAGTGCAGAGCAGCTAGACTTTGAAGCCCGTCGCGTGATGATTGACCAGAACCATAAGCTGATCGCCAACATCGACAATGTAATAGCAACCAGCAATAACGCCATTGCAGCGGAGTGGCATAGCCACTGGCGGCAACCCGGCTACAACTACCGTGAGGACCATAAGGAACGGGATAAGTTGATGTATCTCATTCGCGGTAACTGGGCGCAAAAAAGCGGTTATGTCAAACCGGGCGGCGCGGGCTATCTCGATGAGATAACTCAGCCCGGAGAAGAAGTTTTCTGCCGCTGTTACGTTACTTACATCTATAACCTCCGCAGCATTCCTGAGGACATGCTCACCCATAAGGGGCGCAAGTTTCTGGAGTCAATGAAAGCAGCATAGGAGCATTAAACCGTGGCTATTTTTGGCAGCGGGATAATGTTTCGTCAGGGAAAACTCGTTTTTCTTATCCAGCGTTCTGATGATGGCACATGGTGCACACCTGGAGGCAAGGTTGAGCCGGGTGAGCTTGCTGTGGACGCGGCGCGACGAGAAGTGCTGGAGGAGGTGGGTTATCAGTACGATGGTCCATTAACTCCCTACA